AGCCACAGGTGTGCATGGTACTTGAGTGGTTTGAATGGTACGCAGACAGCCAGTATCACGAACAATGCGCTCACGAGCGCCATTGATGTAATCTGTTAGTTGACTATTTGTGTAGAAGTTCGCATTTGCATCATGCAGCAAATATCTGACTTCTGTAATATAGCCCTGTAAAGTTTGCGCCATTTAGCTTCCATATCAAGCAGCTACGTTGATTTTTCCCCCTACACCCTTTGCAGGAGGCAGGGGTACTCTCTCAACCACCGGGGATAACGAGTGGTCTTTCTTTGGAGGTTGCTCTGATATTTCAATCTTAGACAAGATTTTCAATCCTTCCGGAATGTCATTCTTAGTCTGAATCAAAGCAAGCCTCGCCATATACGGTTCTTTGTCTTCGTCACCATGACCGAATATGTGACAAACAGCCTCCAACGGTGCTTCAACTGTCTTCCCTACTGGAAACTCGTAAGGTTGATAATTGTAGTTAAAGGTTATGGGTTTTATCCATTTGTTTGTCACATAGACGTTTTGCATAGTTAGAAAGCCTCAACGTCACCATAAACGCAAATATCAACAGTATTGCCGTTATTGGCAATCGCATTGATGTTCACATATAGGCATTGGGTTACGCTACCAGACACAATATTACTTGTGTATGGCGCTGCTGCATTAATGTCAACATAACGACCAACGTCTGACATTGCTGACAATACGGTGTTAGCCGTAATCAGATTTGCACCATCGCTAGTTGCCGAAATGCTGACATTTGCATTAGACACATTCCCGGTGTTATTTTGAATCGTCACACGACGAACAATAACGCCACCAGAATTTGCTACACCACCGCCATTAGTTAAACCACCACCCAAAATAGGAATGGTGATAACTGCGTTACCAGCGGTGTTTAGCGTTGTGCTTCTAATAACGCCAATACGACCGTTGCTGAAGCTATCAAGATATAACTGACCTACTGAATCAGCATTAGCCATGATGCCCCCTATTAATATGCGTAGGTGCTGCTGACGTTTTGACCACCGTTGGTAGCCAACAGAGTCACAACATCGCTAGATGCTGAAGTCTTAGCATACACGTTGACACCATCAGAAATGATGACACCACCAGTGTTTGCAGCTAAAACTGTAGCATTTGACGAGCCGTTATACGCCAAGACACTTGTATTTGCTTGAGGGAACATCACATATACACCAGCGGGGATAACAGTGCCATTACCAGTGCTGACTGCTGTAACAGTCGTGGTAAGGAAGTAAGCACCTGCGGTGTTGCTTTGTGCGCCAGCAAGGATGATTTTATTGGTACTTAATGACATGGTTATATCTCCTTAGATAGAAAGTGAGTTATAGCCACTGACAACCGTCATCGACTTAGGCTTGGTCGAAACCAATTCCGCAATCATCAAGACAGCACCAACGTAACCAATTTGCCAGTTAGGTAATGTAGATTCAAAACCCGTGAATACAAACGAACCTTGCTCGTGGATATACAGAGACAAGTAGTTAGTGTTCAGGAAATAAACCGTACCTTCTGGACAATATGGGTCGGGATAGATAGGTACACCAGCAACCATCAAAGCACGGAAAGCTGCTTGAGGACCGTTGGATTCACCGTCGAAACCGGAGCCGGGGGTAATAACGTATTGCTCTTGACCGACATAGTCTTGAGCGAGCAGAGTCCATGTGCCGAATCCGCAAACACCGAAAGTTGGAACTTCAGCGCCATTCTTAACAGTACCAGAGATGTACTGGAGAATGTTTTGACGGGTTGGGTTTACGCTACCTGCTGAGTAAGACTTTGACTGCCACCATGAATAAGCAGAACGGCTGATGTTACCGTAGGTTCCTGAAGCGGAAACTGCGGCTGGCAAACCGATAAACTGCTGATTGTTTGTGCTGTTGGTGTACAAGGCAGTTGCCATTGCATCCATCATCACGTTGGTAGCATCGTTCATACGAGCTTCAATCAATGGAATGATTGCAGCATCTTGCTGAACTGCGCCTTCCATACCTAGGAACGGTACTGGTGCAATCATCAGCTTCAGGTCAAATTCAGCATTGAACGCACCTTGCTGAACTGCTGGCTGGTTGAAAGAACCAGAGTAGTCAGACCATTGTGCATTGACGAACTGTGCGCCCTGAACAGGAACGGTTACAGAGGAAACACCGCCAGAAGCCTGTTGCGAGTTAGCAATCAGAGCCGCCATTAACGGAGTCGAATTATAAAGTTGAACAACCAGCTTCGGGATGAACGCTCTACGAGTGACGTAAGTCAGCTCGGTATATTGCGTACTACCTGTTGCTGGGATAATACCGCCACCAATAGGCATGGTTATCTCCTAAAAAATTATCCCCTAATTACAAACCAATGGGCTTTGGATTTTTCCGCAACTCATTGAGTGCTTTTGATGCTTCGTTACGAGCCGCAGCAACAGGGTTCTTGTAGTATTCACCAAGATTAAACTTGCTAATTGCTGAAGGGTTGTAACCGGACGGAGTAGGTGCAGCGGATTGTTTCATCCATTGCCAATACTCAGCCGCAGCTTCATGATTCGTAATGCCCTTTTCGAGCATTATTTTTTCAACTTCTGGTATATCGTCTTCGCTTTGAACTAAGCCTTTTTTCATTAGCCTACTTCTACGAGCTTCTAAGTCTCGAACAGCATCGTTTTCTCTGTCTTTAGCGTCACGTTCCATGAGCTTGCGCTCTAGGTTTTCAACGTAAGACTTCGTGGTGTTTTCAATCTCAAGCTCTGGAATGACTAAATCTGGTTTGATTTGTTTGGTCAAACGCAGAACTTCTTTCCGAGTTTGTGGATTGTCAGACAATTCACGCATTAAAAGAGCAAGCGAATCACGCTGCTCAAACGACATATCTTCTAAGCTCATATTTATCCCCTAGCGAAATTAAATTACTTTTTTACCGTCACCGGGCTTTTGAACTTGCATCTTGTTCTTAGAACCGATTTTGGCTGCGCTGTCTAAACCACCGAAAGGCTCAAAGCGTGGTGGGTTAGTTACAACACCGTTTTGTTGATTGTTGTCAGTTGGGCGACGAGCTTGGTTCGCACCTCTTGGCTTAAATAAATCCATGATATTTCCTTACATTGGAGTTGGTTGAGGAGAAGCACCGCCACCACCAGCACCGGGCATAGACATTGGGCTTGGTTCGGCTCCCGGCATAGGCGGCAAGTTAGGTACTGCTGGAGCTTGAGACATTGCACGACCTTCTGGTGTAGCGCCACCAGCTTGCGGCAAATTCTGGAGCATCTGGATAATTTCAGATTGTTGCAACTCTCCAGTTTTTTGTTTCTTTGGTCCTAGCAATCCGGTCAAGCTGCGAATGGCTGCTAATGCTTTTTGACCTTCTACGCTTTCGCTACCCAAAGATGGCAAGGCTTGTTCAATCAAATCCATTGCCATAGAAATGTTTACCAGTGCGCCTTCTCTGTTTCCCATTTTGGGTTCAGGAGTTGACATTGGCGCAGACATAGGTGCTGTCGTTTGGTCAGACATACCCATTTCTGTAGGAGGAGTTTCAGACATCGGCTCTTGCTTGCCTTTAATCAACTCCATTAATTTGTCGGAAGGAACGCTCATAAATATCCTTAATTGTCTAATTTGTTGCGATTAAAT